AGTGCATACGCTTTTTTCTTTAGTATCACAGGCAACTTAAATCTAAATTTTTAGATAGGCAACATAGTAAACAAACTTTGAAAGGCAACTAACTATGGCATCTTTAGCAGACATCCGTGCGAGACTCGCACAATCAGAAGGTAACAAACAAGGCGGCAATTCCACAGGTGGCGATAATGCAATTTATCCACACTGGAACATGGAAGAAGGCGCTTCCGCAACACTCCGATTCCTCCCAGACGGCAACACCAAGAACACATTCTTTTGGCAAGAACGAGCAATGATTCGTTTGCCATTCAATGGTGTCAAAGGTGAAATGGAATCCAAACAAGTATATGTCCAAGTTCCATGCGTGGAAATGTGGCAAGAAACTTGTCCGGTGCTTACAGAAGTTCGCACTTGGTTCAAAGACAAATCACTAGAAGAAATGGGTCGTAAGTATTGGAAAAAACGTAGTTATATTTTCCAAGGCTTTGTGCGTGAGAACCCACTTGGCGATGACAAGACTCCAGAGAATCCAATTCGTAGATTCATCATTGGTCCTCAGATCTTTACCACCATCAAAGGTGCGTTGATGGACCCAGAGTTGGAAGAATTGCCAACAGACTATCTACGTGGCCTGGACTTCCGTGTTAGTAAAGGTAGTAAAGGTGGCTTTGCTGACTACAATGGTAGCAAGTGGGCTCGTAAAGAAACAGCACTCACTGAAGCCGAACAAGCAGCAATTGAGAAACATGGTCTGTTTGACTTGAGCACATTTATGCCCAAGAAACCAGGCGAAGTTGAACTCAAAGTTATCAAAGAAATGTTCGAAGCAAGTGTTGATGGCCAAAGCTATGATACAGAACGTTGGGGTCAGTATTTCCGCCCAGCAGGTGTTAATGCTCCTGCAGGTTCTAGTGCTCCTGCTGCCGAAAGTGCTCCAGCACCAACAGCAACAGCAACAGCGGCTCCAGCACCAACAGCGTCCAGTGACTTTGATGACGACGAACCAGCAGTAGCAAGTGCTCCGGTAGTGGCTAAACCAGCTTCTAGCGACAAGGCGCAAGACATCTTGGCAATGATTAGGGCACGTCAAAAAGCGTAATGAAGTTAACAGTTATCTTAGGCGCCAACCAAGAGGCGTCGTTTGATATTAGTCTCTACGATAATTCTTTTACTCGTAAATGGGTCAACGAGTTAAGGTGGTGCCTAGATAACTGTGATTTTAATCAATCCGAAGCATTTACATCAACAATGACAGTGGCCGAAGCAGGGGAAGTGTTAACTCAATCATGCATAACAATAAACAAATATTTAAAAAATTTTATTGAAGTGCGCGACAACATAACTAATCAACCACAAGAATATTTTAATTACTTACATAGCAAATTTGAATTACTAAGTGGTAACTTTGGTAAGCCTACAAGATTGTTTTCTATAGCAAATCAGGAATTAAAAAACGCTATAAGAAATTTAAATTTCTTTGTGCATAGAGTAGAAACAAAAAAACAACCTAATTCTAGATTATATATAAGTTTTGATAAAAATCAATACAGGCGCTGGCCATTTGAAATTAATGACTATGATTTTTTTGAATTTGAATTTCCAGCCGGTACTTTATTTTTACATTATGCTGAACTAGGAAAAGAATTTGTTGATTTATATGAAGATAATCTTTCGTTAGATTACACAGGATTTAAAAATTTGCATTATTATAGCGGTGAAGCTTCGATTGCAACAAGTGATTACAACACATTTAAAGATGAAAAATTTAAAGAATGGTTAGTAACTCAAGGCATAAATCCATATGATAAAAAATTAGGGCACGGAAGGATTCCTCTGGGTAAAGTAGACAATCTTGTCGAAGCCATTGACAACATAGGTAAATTCAAGTATATTAATAACATCTTAATTAAGGAAAGTAATCATGGCAAAACCATTTGATATAAGCAAGTTCCGTAAGGACATCACAAAAAGCATCGAAGGCCTAAGCATTGGATTCAATGACCCAACTGATTGGATTAGCACAGGCAACTTTGCCTTGAACTATCTTATCAGCGGAGACTTCAACCGAGGTATTCCACTGGGCAAGATCACAGTATTTGCTGGTGAATCTGGTGCAGGCAAAAGTTACATTTGTTCGGGTAACATTGTTAAGAACGCACAAGAGCAAGGCATTTTTGTTATCCTAGTTGATACAGAAAACGCACTAGATGAAACATGGCTTCATGCATTAGGAGTAGATACTGGCCCTGACAAGTTGCTTAAACTGAATATGAGCATGATCGATGATGTAGCCAAAGCTATATCAACGTTTATGATTGACTACAAAGCACTACCAGATGGTGAGCGTATGAAGGTGTTGTGGGTTATTGACAGTCTAGGCATGTTGCTTACTCCAACCGATGTGAACCAATTTGAAGCAGGTGATATGAAAGGTGACATGGGTCGTAAACCCAAAGCACTAACAGCATTGGTTCGCAATTCAGTCAATATGTTTGGTGGTTACAATGTCGGAATGGTTTGTACGAACCACACCTACGCCAGTCAAGACATGTTTGACCCGGACGACAAGATCTCAGGTGGACAGGGCTTTATCTATGCATCAAGTATTGTTGTTGCTATGAAGAAGATGAAACTCAAAGAAGACGAAGAAGGCAATAAAATCTCTGAAGTCATGGGTATCCGTGCTGGTTGCAAGGTAATGAAAACTCGTTACGCAAAACCGTTCGAAGGTATGCAGGTTAAAATTCCTTACGAAACAGGAATGAATCCCTACAGTGGTCTAACTGACCTTGCAGAGAAAAAAGGCATTCTTAAGAAAGATGGAAATCGTTTGATGTTTGTTACCAGCGATGGCGAGATAATTAAACAGTTCCGTAAAGCCTGGGAATCAAACGAAGATGGTTGCTTAGATAAAGTAATGACAGATTTTAAAAATCAGAAAGAAACAGTAACCACTGAAGAAACAGCAACAGAGGAATAATAATGACAGTTGAATTAGCAAACGAAATTTGGTCAGAACTTAAAAGGTATGTTGACACAATAGATCGCAATGACGCGGCTGAAACATTGGTATCGGTCCTAATTGATAATGATGTTAGTGCCAGTGAGATTAAATCTGTTTTTAAAAACGACAGTGATGTCAAGAAGGCATTAACCAGTTATCTTAGAGATCATGATGAGCTTGAAGAAGAAGAAGAAGTCGAAGACGAAGACTACGACGAAGACGAAAACTGGGAAAACTAATGTGGTATAGCAAAGTTGTAGCTGATCTAAGTAATATTCCAGATTTTATTACACATTACGAACAAGAACTTGACGAGGCCAAACGTGACTGTCGGGTTGGTGGACTTGTTGAAAAAAATATTACAGCTTTGCCAGGTATTACCGAACATAGATTTAATCAACTTCAAGAAATTGAAGCAGTATTGAACTATCTTAATATACAACTACGAAAAATTCGTCGTAAGCATTTTCAAAAATATCTTGAAGGCTATGCCCGAGCACTGACCAGTCGTGACGCTGAAAAGTATGTTGACGGCGAGGATGAAGTTATTGAATTTGAAACCCTAATCAATGAAGTTGCATTGCTACGTAATCGATTCTTGGGCATTCTTAAAGGAATGGAAAGTAAAAACTTTATGCTGGGACATATTGTACGATTGCGAGCCGCTGGCATGGAGGATGTGCAAGTATAATGTTTATACATCCAGGCGATAGCCACCAACACAGTCTTGAAACGCTGAATCAGTTATATGAGCATGATGACTTTATGTTCAGTCTACGCACCGTAGTTGATCTTGGATGCGGATTTGGAGATGATTTGATCTGGTGGGCCACACGAACGACCCGTGATGACGATTCCCAACCGTTGAACATCAAATGTCATGGCATTGACCTGGGTGGAAACTCATTGGTAGTTAATCAACATAAAAATATTACCTATCAACAGGGCAATTTTGAAGATCCGATCATTGCACCAGAAGGCGGGTTTGATGTGTTATGGTGTCATGATGCGTTTCAATATGCAGTCAATCCAATACAAACTCTAAGCAATTGGTGGCATATTGCCAGCCCAGGCGGCATGCTATCGCTAACGGTACCTGTAACTCAACAAATACATCGTCGACAACTTTCGTATGTGTTGCCCAATGGACATTACTATCATCACACCATGGTCAGTCTCATGTATATGTTGGCCACAGCTGGGTGGGATTGCGGCGCAGGGTTTTTTAAACAAACACTTACTGAGCCTTGGATACATGCCGTGGTTTACAAAAGTAGTCAACCTCCTCAGAATCCATACAAAACCAACTGGCACACACTAGTAGAGCAAAATCTTTTACCACAATCTGCTGCAAAAAGCATTTATGCTCACAGTGCCCTAAGACAACAGGATTTGGTTGTTCCTTGGATTGACGGTAGTTTATTGAGCATGGCCGTTTAACGGGCTATAAATATTTGCATGAAAAAAATAGTGGTAGTAAGCGGTGGGTTTGACCCAATACATTCTGGCCATATCCGGATGATAAAAGAAGCCCGCTTGTTGGGCGACATGTTAATTGTAGGCATCAATAGCGATGAGTGGCTGGCCCGTAAAAAAGGCCGTGCATTTATGCCCTGGAATGAACGTCTATGCGTTTTGAATAATCTATCCTCAGTAGACGAAGTATATACGTTTGATGACGATGATGGAACCGCTTGTCATTTATTACAACAAGTTCGAGCACATTATCCCAATGATAAAATTATCTTTGCCAATGGCGGAGACCGCACACAAGCAAATATTCCAGAAATGGATGTCAACGACAATAACTTGCAATTTGCATTTGGCGTTGGTGGGTTTAATAAAGCCAATAGTAGTAGTTGGATTTTAGAAGAATGGAAAGCTCCTAAAACTGAACGCCCATGGGGATATTATCGAGTATTACATGATGTACCGGGCACCAAAGTCAAGGAACTTACAGTCATGCCCGGGCAACAGCTCAGTATGCAACGTCACCAAGACCGTGCCGAGCACTGGCATGTTTCTGAAGGCACAGCCACAGTTTACAGCATAAATAGAAAAAGCGATCAAGAACCCTTAGGCACGTTTGGCCCGCACACTCACATACACATCAATCGTAATGAATGGCACCAGTTGTGCAACGAAACCGATCAGCCGTTAAAAATTGTAGAAATACAGTACGGTAATAATTGCGTTGAAGAAGATATTGAGCGCAAATAAATTAATTTGGAGAAAAATAACATGACAAACAGAACAGTAAAAGTATTGGGTTGGGGATCTGGTGCCGCCGACATAACTGCAATTCTTGATGGAATCACAGTGTTTTCAGGATCAGTTGACCTAGTAGAAATGACCAGTCATAACGATAAGTTTGACACATCACCGACTTTGTTTACTTTTGAAATTCCTATGGATTTTGTTGGAACTAAACACATGATAATTACAGTAAAAGATTCTACGGTAAGATTTGGACAAATTGTAGCAAATTACGCCGAAACATGTATGGGGGCAATTGCATACAGCACCGGTCCGGACGAATACGTAGATGTTGTTGAAATAGATCCAGCTGGTATAGCCGATCCTCGTGGCGACGAAGTAACCATCAATGGCGAAAAACAAACAGCCAATCGATTAATAGGAAAAGGAACGTGGCATTGGGATATAACTCCAGGATCAACATTTGAACACGATCTTACTGTATCTGTTCCTGGGTTGTTGGACGATTAAAGTTAGTTAGTATACACTAACCTGCTAAAAACCCTCTATTTTGGAGGGTTTTTTATGGTTGACCAGAAATGCCCATTTTGCTACAATTATGCTATTATGAAAGTCAAGCAAACGCCCCGTAAAACTCGCGCTCACATGGTGTTGTTTTTTCACAACACTCCTTTTAAGCCCAAGCGAGTAGAGCTAAAAACCCGCTATCAGCGCCAGCCCAAGCACAGAGCACAGGAACTGCCCGGTTGACCAGAAATTGCCCATTTGCTATAATACTTGTATAGAAACTAAAAAGGAGTTAAAAATGTCAGAATTACGTGACCTGTTAGTTGACGCTATTGGCATGGGACTCACTGACCAGTCTATCATTGGATTGATGGTACAGGAAGGTTTACCACTAGAAGCCTGTCCAGAAATTCTTAAAAGTTTCAAGAAACAGTCGGTTGACCATTAAATCCAAGTCATTTATAATATACACATATTAACAACATAGTTAAGGAGCTAAAAAATGTCTACAATTCTTGTAAAACATGGTAGTTATCGTAATCAACCCGTAAAC